TTCTCTTAAATGCGTCTTTATAGTCCATGATATTTCCTAAATAGTTGGGCTACTCGCTGCGTCTGTGCGTAATCAGAGGCTTTTGATCGCAACTGGCACAGCATCCGCTTTCACCCGTTAATCAAAAATCGATGTCATCATCCTTTGGCAAGCCTTTGTAATCGTCTTTAGGCTTTGGTTCATTCATGTATGCCCAGCCATTCCATCCACCATCTATAAGTGGAATCATGTCAAGTTTTAACATCGGCCCGTTTTTAGTCTCAATGACTGAGCCGATGTTTTGATAGCGGGATTTCTCCACACCATCTTTGTTTTTGTATTTACCTGAAACAATGGTAATTTCGTAGAGTTTAGACATTTTTGACTTTCATTAGTTTATTGATCTTGTCATCCAGTTCAGCAAGGAATTGGACAATTTCAGCTTCTATTAGTCTGATAAACACTTCATCCCGTGGGACTCGCATCACAAACAATTGAAGTTCCTCTGGCAGACGATTGTCAAAAGACACAAAGTCACACCATTTACGCCCTGTGCAAGCCATTTGGAATTGCATCTGGGTGTTGTACTTGCCAGGCACTGTTTGAGACAACAGCGTGTCAATGTGTGTGGCGGTGTTGGGGCATTTGATCTCAATCAGACCATCATCGCCCACCATGCCATCAGGAGAAGCGCCAGCCATCTCAATTGTGGGATGGGGTACAAACCCCACTTCATCAACCAAAACATCCTGTAAAGCCTCATAAGCGGCTCTAGCAAGGGGTTCTGTCTCTGTGCCGTGTTGCATGGCAGCATTGGTGAAACTCTCACCCTTTTGACCCGTCAGGCGTTCGCACACCAATTGAGCCATGTAGTTGTCACGGCTGGCGCTGTAACCCGTCTTTGTCTTGGCAATCACATCTGCCACACGGGAAGCGGTGACTTTGCCAATCCGAATGGTGAACCATTCCTCTGTGCCTTGATCCATCATTTCAATCATTTTTTCATTCCTTTTATGTAAACGCTAAAACTGTCCAATGTGTCTTGACCAAAGGCGGTCATCTTTTGAATTTCTTTAGCCACTTCCTCTAGGACTTGATTGCGCTGTGAGGGAGACACAAACACATCCCAATGGTATGGCTGACCACATCTCATTTTTGCTTCATGCTCAATGCGGTCGAATTCGTCATCTTCATCAGTTTTCATAGTTTGGCCTTTGCTTTGTCTTTAGCTGCAATGACTTTGATCTGCCATGCTTTGTCGCCATCACAAGCAGAATATGCGATCTTGTAAGCCAACTTCAATTCGTCTTGAGTGGTGGCTTGCTCAATGGCTTTGAATAGGTCTGCCATGCTATCAGGGTCAATGTTGGACTGTGGTTCTTCACCATCGGGCAAATCTTCCCCTGCGTAGATGTACAGACCGAGACCATGCAAGCTGAGTGCTTTGGTCATGCAACGCATGATGGCTGTGTTTACTTGGAAAGCATCAGGGTTCACGATGGCTTTGTTGCGGTGATCCATCACGGGAAGTTGGCAAGTCATTGGCTTGTCAAACATGGTAACTGTGACCCACACCATTGCTGTGCCGTTAATGTCCATGAAGCACTTGTCACCAAACATCTCAACCTTGAAGGTGGCTTTAGCGTCTGCTTTGATTGCTTCAGCCCATGCCCATGCCCAAGACAGATAAGTTAGATTGGCTTTCTTCTCAGTGTGGTCGTTAACATTGGTTTTAAGTAAATTAGCGATTGACATGATGAATCCTTAGAATTGATATTTAGGGCCACAAGACACTTCAATAACTGTCTCAACTGTGTAACCACCTACCTTGCGTTTTGCGTACAGGGGGATTGCACGAAGTCCTGATGACTCGCACTGGCGCACAGCATCAATCACTTCATTGCGACCCATTGGCTGAACTTGCTTGTCAACGATCAGGTCTTGGTTGGGAGGTGTTGGCACATGACCAGGCATCATTGAGCATCCAGTTGTGATGATGCCGAAAGTGCATAAAAGGGTGAATGTAAACATTTTCATGATTCGTCTTTCAAATAAGTTGTGAGGCGTTTGATTCGGTCGGAGTGATAGTCAGCCATGCGTTTGGCATATTCTTGGGCGCTAAGAGCCTCTAACAGCTTGCGTTGAGCCATTTCAAGTTCTTTGGCAGCCAACTCTTTTGGTGATGGCACACGGAAATAATCTTTGATGTGTTCAATCATGGTTGACCTCCAAGAATGATGGATTGTTCACCAGTAATTTTGTCCAGTAGGCGCATGGCATCTTGAATCTCTGGCGGCTGATTTTGTATAGGCATAACCAAATTAAAGTCTTTAAGGTCTTTATTGGAATACCAACCAACAAAACGCACCAACAAATCAAACATTTCTGGAGATGCGGCAATTAGCCTAGCGTTATGTTTAGCCTCGTCTTGGTCAATGGTGGCTTTATGGGGTATGTTAGCAACTGTTACTTTATTAACTCCAGGCTTGCGAACATGAACCACCCAAGCATTTGTTGAACAATGGCGCGTGTCTTGTAGCCTCCAAGGGCCTTGCGTGTGTATGTACATATTTATCCCCTCCAAGCCAGTAACACACCCCAACCGCCAAAGATGACGATTGCCAAAAAACACTCAACAATGGTTTGAATAATCTTAGATTTCATTTTGTTCTTTCAGCATACGAGCGTGGTGAATCTTGACTTCTGACATGATGTGGTCGAAGTTCTCTTTGTCGAGGTCATAGGTAATGTCATCACCTATTTGGTTATAGATAAACACATCAAAGATTTCTGCTGTGTTGTGGTCATGGGGCAGATTGAATTCTGCGGGGTAGTAGTCATAACCGACCTTGACTTTCTCAAGGGTTGTGCCATCGTCATAAGTGACGAATTCATCAAAGTGGTAGTGGAGTTTGTAGTCAATCATGATGTTTCCTTAAAGGGCCGAAGCCCTGTTAATTAAGAGTATTGAACTCTGCCATCAACATACACAACTGCGTTTTTGCCGCTTGGCAAATGCACATTGCAAGAAACTGCGCCAGTTTCAGCTTTAAGGTAACGAATCACGGAAGCGATAACTTGAGAATCGGTCATTTCTGACTCCTAAAAAGACCCCATGCGAAGTGCTAGGGCATGAACGCTATTGTATAGATTGGTGTACGGCAATCAAGCCCTTTTTAAAAATAATTGCTAGGGATTTCCCTTAGTTGTTGCTTTTTTACAAATAGCGTTTTGTCTATTTTGATATACTTGCGAAATGGATAAACAAAAGGCTATCACCCTTGCTGGCTCACAGAGTGAGCTTGCTCGCATCTTGGGCATCACCAGGGCGGCAGTACACAATTGGAAGATGATCCCAACGGGGCGGCTTTATCAATTGATGATCCTCAAGCCAGAATGGTTTGACAACAAATAAAAAATGTGCTTATAATTAAATCGTTGCCGTAGGAAGCAATAAATTGAAGCCGTTTACTCATGCTCTCGCCCTTGGTTTTTACTTTAGGGTTCCTACCGAGGGCAGTAGTAAACGGCTTTTTTTATGTCCTTTTTTCGTGCAGCCGTACTCCACACGACAGCAGCGCATTTGCATGGATGGCTTGGAAGAAAACACCGACAACAGGACACACCCCCTGACTTGCCGACCAGCGTTGGTTAAGCGACTGGTAAAGGATTGGGTACAAAGGTGGAACAAGGCCCAATCTATAAGTGAATTGACCCGTCAAGCGCACTTGGTCGCTTTTGTTTTTAGTTAGCTAAATTAAGATGAATTATGGAAAACAGATCGATGGAGAAAGGTGGTATATCCACCCTTGGAGAACCTATGCCTAAAGAAAAAACAATGGATTTATTTGGGTTTGAACAACCCCAAAAGCATTTTTTAACTGATGAAGGTTTTGAAGAATTTTGGGTGGCTTATCCCAAATGTGAACGCAAAGGCGAAAAAGCTGCTTGCAAGAAAAAATGGGTTGAATCCTATTACTTCAGTCAAAAGCACATCATCCTTAAACACGTTCAATGGATGGCAACCACAGCCGCCTGGTTGAAAGACAACGGGGCATTTATTCCCGCCCCCAAGGTCTATCTCAACCAACAACGATGGGATGGCGCTGAAGTGCCTGAAATGAAGCCCAAACCCACAATAGACCCTGCCTTGGCAAAGATTGAAGCTGACCGCAAAAAGGCTGCACCGATGCCAGATCACATCCGAGCCAAACTAGCAGAATTAAGGAGATAAAAATGCCAATTTATTTGCCAAAAGAAATGGAAACCGAAGTTTGTGGAACTGGTTATGGTTTTATTTGCATTAAACAAAAAGACATTGATGGACATGAACACAGAGTTTCATTATCTGTGCATCAGTTTTCTACAATTTTCAACCATGAAAAAACACTTATCAGAGAGGCTGTAACTCCTGATGACACACCATGAAGCAAACAGAATCCTTGATCGAGCCAAAGAAGGACAACAATTTAGCGAATTTGTCATCACAAGGGCGCTTGAACTTACAGGAGACTATGAGGAACACAGAAGCCCAAGAATGGATCAGGCGCTATCGCAAGAAAGCCTTGGAGGAGGGCAGGGGAGAAGCCCAATACTGGTGGCAACAAACCCTGTTGGACATTACCAAGAGGCGAGGCCAAGCGGCTGCTGACGATCTAAAAAAACGCATGAATGAACAGAAAGACAAAAAATGATGCAGATCATGTTCACGATTTATGGCGAGCCTGTACCAAAGGGCAGACCAAGGTTTTCCACAAGGGGCAAGTTTCCTGTTGCCTACACACCTGAAAAGACCAAAAACTATGAATCCGATGTTGGGATGATGGCAAAGGCGGCAATGGGTGCATCAGAACCGCTAGAAGGGGCTTTAGAGGCGTTTATTTATGTCACCTTTCCTGTTCCCGCCTCCTATTCAAAAAAACGCACTGAGGCTTGTTTAAGCAATTCTGAGAAACACACGAAAAAGCCCGATTTGGACAATGTGATTAAGAGCGTGATTGATGGCATGGACAAAATCGTGTTTGAGAACGACTCCCAAATCACATCAATCTACAGCACCAAGGTTTATGGCGAAGTGGCAAAGGTTGAAGTTGTAGTGAGGCAAGCATGATTGTTAATTTACACAACCCACAACAAGGATATGCAGTCCTTAAAGACCTATGGCCTAAGATTAAAGAAACCTTACAGGCGGGGAAACAACTGCGCTTAGAGGTCAAGAAAGCCACCCGCAGCACAGATCAGAACGATATGTTTCACGCCCTGATTGACATGGTTGCCAAACAAATGAAGGGCGCTGGCAGTGCTTGGTCATCAGACGATTGGAAAAGACTCTTAATCGACCAATGGGCGCATGAAACAGGGCGCAAGGTGGGCAAGGTCGCCCCAAGCCTAGACGGGGAACGAGTTGTCCAGCTTGGCCTCCAAAGCCACAAATTCACTAAAGAAGAAGGCTCAGAGTTCATTGAATGGCTCTTGGCATGGATGGCAGACAAGGGGATTGAGACATGACACGAGAAGAAATTATGCAGATGGGGCGACAAGCTGGTTCATTTATTGAATTGGCTCAAGAAAAAGATTTGCTTTGGCTTGAACGCTTTGCCAAGCTAGTAGCACAGCATGAGCGTGAGGCGTGTGCAAAGTTGTGTTGGTCACAAAGAAAATATTGGGATGCAGAAGCCTGTGCTGATGCCATCCGAGCAAAGGGATAAGCATGATGTGTCCCCGCTGTGGTTCTGAAACCCTCAAAGTCTTAGACACCCGATCAAACCCAGAATTCGTCAGCCGCAAGCGCCAGTGCGAGAACAACCACAAGTTTTACACCAAAGAATATGCAATACCCCAAGCACCAATATGTGAGAAGCCAGAAACTCCTAAAGTTAGTGGCGGGTCTCTCCTGTCAAAGTTGTGGCATGGACAATGGCGTTCAGGCGGCTCACAGTAATTGGGGCGGTGGCAAGGGTCGGGGCATCAAGGCAGATGACAATCTGGTCGCTGCTTTGTGCCTGGCTTGCCACTATGAAATTGATCAGGGCAAAGACCTAACCAAGGAAGAACGCCAAAAGAAGTGGGCAGAGGCTCACATTGGCACAGTTTTATTGCTTTGCAAACAAGGTAGATGGCCTGTAGAAGTTCCATTGCCTTTTGTGGCAGAATTTGAATAGGCATTGCAGTTGCCTTTTTGGGGGTTGATTCCCCCGCTTTTTTTGGTATAGTGCAAATATGGAAAAAAATGCCGAAGTTGCTGAGTTCGTGGCTACTCTGTTTCACAGTGGCACGATTACCCATTTTCAGCATTTGCAGACACGGGAATACGCTGTTCACAAGGCTTTGGGCAAGTTTTACCCCAAGATTGTTGACTTGGCAGACCAGTTAGCTGAGAGTTATCAAGGTCGCTACAACACCCGCATGACTAAATTCCCTGATGAGTTGCATCAGCCACAGGAAACCCCAATCGAGTACTTGACACAACTGAAACAGTTTGTTGATGAAGCCCGTGAAGAAATCCCGCAAGATTCAGAACTGCAAAACATCGTTGATGAAATTGCCGATCTGATCAATTCAACTTTGTATTTACTAACCCTGAAATAAGGAATCATCATGATGAACAAGAACGAACCTAAAGGCTACGGCTACGGCAACAGCGCAAAACTGGCTGGCAACCCCGCCCCCGAAATGAAGTCCAACGGCAGCGTGAAGAACCGCATCCCTGACGCTATGACCAACAAAGTTGGTAAAGATGCCAAGTTTGATGGTGGCAAGTCATCTGGAACTTGCTACACTCACGACCGCAAGTCTTATCAGTAAAGCGAAACGCCCCGCAGACGGAGAATCTGGGGGCGCTTCTAACCAAGCAATAAAAGAGGTATTGAATGGCTGAATCACATTCTAATTGTGGAAACTGCCGATTCTTCAAGAATCAGCAAATCATGGGCATTTGTCGCCAAAGCCCCCAACAGCAGAACAAGCACCAAAACGATTGGTGCGGTCAACACGAACCCATGCAAGTTGAGGTCGTGAAACTTCCCGTGTACGACATCATGACTGACGAGACCACTGAGGTCTCTGTTCCTGTCAAGAAAAAGCCTGGGAGACCCAAGAAATGCTGACACCATTGCGTGATCGTGTTGTGGTAAAACCACAGGTGCGAAATTTATCCGACATCATCTATGTGAACAACAAAGAAGCCTTTAACGAGGGGACTATTGTCGCCATCGGCCCAAAGGTTTACGATGTCAAGGTGGGAGACTTCATCAAGTATGGGAACGGGGATTACCTTAATTGGCCCACCCAAAAGATTGATGGTCAGGACTACCAAATCATTCAAGAAGCCGACATTTGTGCGGTGGTAGAGGAATAAACATGGCGACCAAACAAGGGCTATATGCCAACATCCATGCCAAGCAAGAGCGCATCGAGCGCCAAAAGGCTGCGGGTAAGACTCCCGAGCGCATGAGAGCGCCAGGCGCAAAGGGCGCACCGACCGCCCAAGCGTTCAAAGAATCTGCCAAAACCGCAAAGAAGAAATAATCATGGCAAAGCACGACAAGCCGATTCCCCACAAGACCACAGGCAAGGGGAAAACATACAACCCGACTGAAAAAGGTGCGGGAATGACCGCTAAAGGTCGTGCTGAATACAACGCCAAGAACAATTCAAATTTGAAACCACCCGCCTCAAATCCAAAGACAAAAGCCGATGCTGGTCGCAAAGCATCATTTTGCGCTAGGATGGAGGGGGTAGTAAAAAACGCCAAAGGCCCTGCTGAACGGGCCAAGGCATCCCTCAAAAACTGGAACTGTTAAAGGAAACATCATGGCAAATTCAATTGCAACAGGCGTGGCATATCAAGACCCACAACTGAACTTGGTCGCATTTACTGCTTACACAGTAGCAACAGCCCCCGCTGTCAGCCCCGCTGGTCAAGTGGCTTACTTCTCCAATGGCGCAGCAGGAAGCCCCGTGTTGGCTTTCAGCAACGGCACTAACTGGTTGCGTTGCGACACATTGGCAAGCATTGCCGCTGCCTAATGAACGCTGAGAAGATCGCAAACCGCATCGAGGAACTCAGAAGCACTGCCAAACAACATGAGGCAGTGTTAATGCAGATCAGCGGTGCGGTGCAAGAACTCACCAACATATTGGCTGAACTGTCAAAGGAACAAAATGCCTCTAATAGCATCGATGACCCCCAAGGCACTTAAAGCCAATATCAAAAAAGAGATAGAAGCTGGCAAGCCACCCAAACAAGCGGTGGCAATTGCCTATTCTGTTAAACGTGAAGCCGAGAAAAAGGCTAATAAGAAACCAACGCCTAAGACAAAAAAGTAATTTAGGCTCAAGTACTTAGGATTTATTACAAATGGCTGAGAGAGGCGCACAACTAGGCAATCAGAACGCTGCAAAGAGCAGACTGTTCTATGACAAGTTGCGCCTTGTTTTGGTTCAAGAGCCTCACCGCCTCAGAAGCATTGCCGAGCAACTGGTGACACAAGCCGAGGCGGGAGAGCCTTGGGCGATCAAAGAGATCATCGACCGAGTGGATGGTAAAGCGGTTCAGGCGACAACGATTGAGAACGCAGATGGAACACCCCTCTTGGGTGGGATTCAAGTCACATTCATTAAGCCCGAATGAGCGATGTAACCGATGCCATTGCCAAGGCAGAGTTTCCCGTTAAGTTGGAAGGTCTGTTTAAAAAGAGCCGTTACAAGGTTCTTTATGGTGGAAGGGGTGGCGCTAAGAGTTGGGGAATAGCCAGAGCCTTACTGATCAAAGGTGCAAAAGACCCAATCCGCATACTGTGCGCCCGTGAGTTTCAGACATCCATCAAGGATTCGGTTCACAAGTTACTGTGCGACCAGATCGAAAGCCTTGGGCTTCTCAGCTTCTACGAGATCACCCAGACAAGCATCAGAGGCAGAAACGGCACTGAGTTCAGCTTTGTTGGCCTAAAGAACAATGTCTCAAACATCAAATCTTATGAGGGCGTTGACATTTGTTGGGTTGAGGAAGCTCAGACCACCAGCCGCTTGTCGTGGAACATTTTGATCCCAACCATCCGAAAGGAAGGCTCAGAGATATGGATCAGCTTTAACCCTGAGTTGGAGACAGACGAGACTTACCAAAGGTTTGTGGCAAACCCACCCGCAGACAGTATCACCATGAAGGTGAATTGGTACGACAACCCTTGGTTTCCCGACACCCTCAGACTTGAGAAAGATGCCCTCAAAGCAAGGGATGAGGAAGCCTATAACCAAGTTTGGGAAGGCTTATGCCGACAGACTGTGGATGGGGCGATCTTTGCCAAAGAGATGCAACAAGCCGAGAAGGAAGGGCGCATCTGCCGTGTGCCATATGACGCTACAAAGCCAGTTCACGCAATCTTTGACTTGGGATGGTCAGACAGCACAGCCATTTGGTTCTTGCAGTTTGTGGGCATGGAGACCCGCCTCATTCGTTACATTGAGGACAGCCAAAAGACCATCAGTTATTACTTGGCGACCATGCAGACTTATGGTTATGTGTACGACAAGATTTGGCTTCCCCATGACGCAGAGAACAAGACCTTGGCAGCAGCGGGTCGGTCAATTGATGACATTGTGAGAGCCGCAGGGTACAAGACCGAAATCATGCCAAGAGTGCCAATCTTGGACTCAATCAATGCCGCAAGGACAATCTTCCCTAATTGCTACTTTGACAGGGAACACACAGCGGATGGCTTGGCTTGCCTCAGACACTATCGGTATGAGGTTGACCCTGAGACAGGGCAGTTCAGCCGCAACCCGTTACACGATCACTACTCACACGGGGCAGACGCATTTCGTTATATTGCCCTTATGATTAAAGAGCCGCCTAAACGCAAAAAGTCAGCGCAGATTGCAATGGCAAGCGGATGGATGGGATAATTAGGCATCAATAAAGGGCTGAATATGGCTTACCAAGACGAATCAGGAAACAACAACAAGATTAACGAGGTGATCAAGTTCTGGCGCTTGGTCAACGATGCCGACTCCACCAACCGAGCAGAAGCGTTGATGGATGTGAAGTTTGCCGCTGGCGACCAATGGCCTGTTGAGATTCAAAACTCACGCAACCTTGAATCCCGCCCATGTCTGACGATCAACAAGATTGACGCATACATTCGTCAAGTGACCAATCAGCAAAGGATGCAGCGCCCCCGCATCAAGGTGCATCCTGTGAACAACTTGGCAGACTACAAGATCGCCCAAGTGATTGAGGGCATCACCCGCCATATTGAGGTGAACTCCAACGCAGACACAGCCTATGACACAGCGTTTGATTACGCAGTTCGCATGGGATGGGGTTATTGGCGCATCAATACAAAGTATGTGAGTGAGACTTCCTTTGATCAGGAAATCTACATTGACACGATTGATAACCCGTTCACAGTCTATTTCGACCCTAACTCAATCCTCCCTGATGGCTCAGACGCAGAGCGTTGCCTGATTACCACAGTGATGGATAAGAAGATATTTAGGGAGAATTACCCAGGCGCTGATGACGGGGCAAACTTTCAGCAGCGTTCCACAGGCGATGACACAGCCGCTTGGCTCACTAAAGAGGACATTCGGGTTGCCGAATACTTCTACATTGAGCGTGAGAGAGCCAAACTGTATTTGCTCAGTGATGGCACATCAAGTTTTGCCGACTCAGACAACTTCTTTGCCCGTGTAGAGGCATCAGGGCTGACTGTGGTTGATGAGCGTGACAGCTTCCGCAAAGCCGTGAAGTGGATGAAATGCACCGCAATGGAAATCCTTGAGGAAAAGACATGGGCGGGTAAATACATCCCTGTTGTCCCCTGCTATGGCGCACAAGTGATCATTGATGACAAGCGTAAAAAGTACGGCTTGGTGAGGTTTGCTAAAGACCCACAGCGGATGTACAACTTCTGGCGCACATCCATGACCGAAAGCGTTGCCCTTGCACCCAAAGCTAAGTGGCTGCTTGCCGAGGGTCAAGACGAGGGACATGAGAACGAATGGGCAATGGCTAACATCAAGTCAACTCCTGTTCTGCGCTACAAACAGAAGGACATTGAAGGTCAACCCGCACCCGCACCAACCCGACTTCAGCCTGAACCACCACCAACAGGCATCATGGAGGCGGCTGGCGCTATTTCCGCAGATTTGCAGATGGTTTTGGGCGTTCTTGACCCCAACCAATTGCCAAGCGGAAACATCTCAGGCAAGGCTTTGGCGGGTCAGCAGAACCAAGTTGATCTGTCAAACTTCCACTTTTATGACAACATGACCCGTTCTATTCGTCAGACGGGCAAGATCATCTTGGACTTGATCCCCAAGATTTACGACACCGAGCGAGTGATGCGAATCATTGGCTCAGATGGTCAACCAGATATGACCACCATCAACCAAGCCAACGCCATCGGTGAAGTGCTGAACGATGTGACTGTGGGTGAATACGATGTGGTGATGGACACAGGGCCTGGCTTCCAAACCAAGCGCCAACAAGCCGTTGAAAGCATGATGCCCTTGCTCACAGGCAATGCAGAACTGTTCAACATTGCGGGTGATTTGGTGTTTAGGAACATGGACTTCCCAGGCGCTGATGTGATCGCAGACCGCCTTGCCGCTATGAACCCATTGGCTCAGATTGATGAGAAATCCGACATTCCACCTGAAGTTCAGATGCGTTTGGCTCAGTCTCAGCAGATGATTGAGCAGTTGCAGCAACAGTTGCAAGCCGCTGGTCTTGAGATCAACAATCGGATGCAAGTGGCACAGATCAAAGAGGAAGGCGCTACTAAGCGCAAACTCATGGATGTCACCGCAAGAGCGCACAACACTGAGACCATTAACGAAGCAAAAGTTAATCAAACCAATGTCAAAGCAGTTACTGAGCAGAATAAAACAGAGATTGATGCGTTGGTCAAAATGCTTATTGCAAGAATGTCACCCAATCAATTGTTGGCTGAGATTGACCGCTTGAACGCTGAACAACAGCAGTTTGCGATGGGTGCGGCAATGGATATCGATCACGAACAAAATCCATTTATGCAACAATAATTGACAGATAATGAATTAGGGTAAATAATTACTCAAACCTTACCAGTGAGGCTCACTGGGAAAATTCTTTGAGGAAACTCAATGTCAGAAGTTCAGGAAGTGCAAGTTGCACAACCAAAGGTCTCCACTACTGTGGTGACAAGTGAAAATTTAGCTGAATTTAACGCTAAGAGAATGGGTTTAGCTGATTCAACGCCTAGCGAGGCTGCACCAGTTGCAGAGCCGCCAGAGGTCGATAATGGGCAGAGTGAACCAGTTGAAGCGTCAGAGGAAGCGACAGCAACAGAGGATCGAAAACGAAATCCTAAGTTGGAAATTCGGTTTGAGAAGATAACCAAGCAACGTGAGGAAGCAAGGGCAGAAGCCCAGCGGGAACGTGAAGCAAGGGAATCTTTGGAAGCCAAGGTCAGGGAATTGGAAGGTAGGTCAAAGCCTGAGAAGGTTGAAGCCTCTGAAGAACCCCGACCAGAGCAGTTCACAGATATGTATGAATATGCGAAAGCATTGACAGACTATAAAGTGGATCAGCGGTTAGCGGAAGAAAAGCAAAAGGAAGCACAGGCTAAAGTAGAGGCTCAAAGGCAACAAGTGATCAACACTTGGGCAAAGCGAGTTGAATCTGCCAAAGCTGAGATGCCTGATTTTGAGGCAATGGTTGGTTCTGCCGATGTTGTTGTGAGCAACGAAGTGCGTGATGCAATCTTTGAATCAGATGTTGGCCCTCAAGTGCTGTATCACTTGGCTGAGAATCCCGAATTGGCTGAAAAACTGCAAGGCATGACAGTCACATCCGCATTGAGAACTATTGGGAGATTGGAGGCTCAGTTTGAAAAGGCAGAGCCTCAGACAAAGACTGTTGTTGGGAAAAGTAAAGCGCCAGCACCGATCAACCCGATCAGGTCTGCGGCTAATGGGCGTGATGTGAATCTGACTTCCGATGGGAATTTTCATGGTTCGTATCAGGCTTGGAAAGCGGCTAGACTTGCAGGGCGAATCCGCTGACATAAACCCATTCTTTTAAGGAAATAAAATGAGCAATAATCTGCTTACTATCTCCATGATCACCAACGAAGCGTTGATGGTCTTGGAAAACGAGTTGACTTTCTCTAGCGAAGTTGACCGCAACTATGATGATCAATTCGCTGTTTCAGGCGCAAAGATCGGTAACACACTGAACGTTCGTAGACCAGGCCGTTTCATCGGTACTTCTGGCCCTGCTTTGAACGTTGAAGATTTCAACGAGACTAGCGTTCCAGTGACCTTGAGCACTCAGTTCCACGTTGACACACAGTTCACCACACAAGACTTGGCTTTGAGCCTTGATCAGTTCTCTGATCGTGTGTTGAAACCCGCTGTCGCAGCCGTAGCCAACAAGATTGACTTTGATGGTCTGACAATGGCTAAGAACAGCACCGCCAACATCGTTGGTACTGCTGGCACTCCTCCCACATCCTTGCTCACCTACTTGACCGCTGGTGCTTACTTGGACTCAGAGGGCGCACCCCGTGATGGTCGTCGTTCATGCATCGTTGAGCCTTTCACAGGCGCAACCATTGTGGACAGCTTGAAGGGTTTGTTTGTTCCATCCGATGTGATTGGCAAGCAATACCAAAAGGGCATGATGGGCCGTGACTCTGCTGGTATGAACTGGAAGATGGATCAGAACGTTGTGAACCAAACATTTGGTTCATACTCCGACACCCTCTCCACCAACACCACCACTTTCACTGGTTCACTGACTTCTGGTTGGGCGCAAACATCTACCATCACTTTGGTTTCTTCTGCTGGCACAGCGGGTTTGAAACAAGGCGATGTGATTCAGATCGCTGGCGTGTACGCTGTTAACCCCCAGAATCGTTCTGCTTACGGCTCTGGCAAACTGCGTAATTTCGTTGTGACTGCTGATGTGACTGTTGCCGCTTCTGCTGGTTCTTCTGTTACTGTTTCCCCTGCGATCATCACAGGCGGTCAGTTCCAAAACGTGACTATCATCGGTTCAACAAGCACCACTGCTGTTGTGACTCCATTCAACAAAGCTGGTACTGTGTCCCCACAGAACTTGGTGATGCACAAAAATGCTTTCACCTTGGCTACTGCTGACTTGGAATTGCCTGATGGCGTTGTGTTCGCTGGTCGTGCTTCCGATAAGGAACTTGGCTTGTCAATGCGTGTCGTTCGTCAATACACCATCAATAACGACTCCATCCCCACCCGTGTGGATGTGTTGTATGGCTGGGCCCCTCTGTATCCTGAACTCGCTTGCCGAGTTGCAGCTTAATTAACTAGGAAAGGAAACGCATCATGGCTAATCCAGGCGCAGCAAGTACGCAAACAGTCAACTACCTAATGAATGGTAGTGCTTCCGATGGTGTCCAATTGGGCGCTGTCAGCGGCAAAGTTGGTTTTTATGGCATTACCCCCGTTGTTCGTGCTGGTGCTATCACCGCATTGACAGCCACTCCCTCAACTGCTGAAACAGTTGCGGCAGTGAACGCCATCATCACCGCTATCAAGAACATTGGCATTACGTCTTAATGTGAATTGATGGGTAAGGCCACTCTCCACATCGGGGGGTGGCTTTTTTATTTGGATAACAAATGCACATAATGATTGCAATGCCCGCCTACACAGGCGTGGTTCACATGGGAACAATGCGGTGTCTGTTTACAGATATAACTTCACTCCTAAAAAGGGGCGACACCTACACCTTTGTGGATGACATTGGCAATGCCTTAATTGCAGACTCCCGCAGTATCACAGCGACCAAGTTCTTTGAAGAATCTGACTGTGATCAACTGATATTTGTTGACAATGACGTTTCATGGGAAGCTGGCGCATTGCTCAAGTTGATTGATGCCCCTGAAGATGTGGTGGCGGGTATCTACCCAAGACGCAAAGACCCCATCGAATATGCTGTTCACTACCTAGAAAAAGAAGAATTGTGGGCAAATCCTGAGACAGGATTGTTGGAGGTCAAAGCCGTTCCAACGGGTTTTTTAAAGATTTCAAGAAACTGCATTGCCAAACTGATTGAGGCTTTTCCTGAAAGCCACAGATATGAGGCAGACAGTGAGAAGCGTTTTTATCCTCTTTTTGACCATATTTTTGAGGATGATTACAAGTGGGGCGAGGACTACAGTTTTTGCATCCGCTGGCGCAAAATAGGCGGGAAAGTGTGGATTGACCCTGAAATGCACATGGGACACACTGGACACAAAATGTTCCAAGGACATCTTGGAAATTGGCTCAAAAATCGTTAAACTTAATCACCTTTGCAAAGGATCATCATGTCCAACTATTCACAGATTTCCGCTACCACTTTGGTGAAGAATCAGCCTGGCAAATTAAAAGGCATTTTTTGCAGTAGCGTGACCAGTACACCCACAATCACTGTGTACGATGCACAAGTGCCAGGCACAGATGTCAAGATCATTGACACCTACACCCTGACAGCGGCAACGAACATGAACTTCTATGATGGCATCAACTGTGAAAATGGTCTGTATGTTGTCATTAGCGGCACAGCAAGCGTCACTGTTTATTTCGAATAATGTCAAACAATACGGCTGTCACTCAGACAACCAACATTGTCCCTGTTCAGGGCGTTTTTGCCCCTGAACCATCGTTTGCCCTGCAATACTTTGTTGGGCCAGCGGGAACGCCTTTCTATGGCCCTGAGAACGCAACCTTTACAAACATTGCGACTATCACAGGCACGATTGCAACCACTCCTGTTGGCGACACAGACATTGCCAACAAGGGCTATGTGGATTCGGTCGCACAAGGTCTTGATGTAAAGGCTTCATGCGTCTATTCCACAACTGCTGACATTACTTTGTCGGGCTTGGCGGTTCAGGCGGGTGGTGATTGGACATCAACACTGACAGCGGGTGATCGGATTCTTGTCAAGAATCAAGCAAGCAGCCAATTCAACGGCATTTATGTTGCGTCTAGCACCGCTTGGGCAAGATCAGCCGACATGAACACATGGGCTGAAGTGCCATCTGCGTTCACTTTTATTGAATCAGGGACAACCCTAGCTGACACAGGATGGGTTTCAACTGCCAATCAAGGCGGCACAATCAATGTGACCCCAATGCCTTGGTCGCAGTTTTCGGGTGCGGGTTCTTACCTTGCGGGAACAGGACTGACGCTGACAGGCAACACTTTCAGCATCACTAACACAGCGGTCACAGCGGCTGCTTATGGTTCATCATCTCAAGTTGCCACTTTCACTGTAAATGCTCAAGGTCAATTGACTTTGGCGGCAAACGCAAGCATTTCAATTGCGGGGTCGCAAGTCTCAAGTGGCACGATTGACAGCGCAAGGCTCTCAGGAAGTTACTCAGGCATCACAGGGCTTGGGACTCTTGGCGATCTGACTGTGACCAACACGATCACAGGATCAATTTCAGGCAATGCGGGAACGGCAACCACAGCAACCAAAGCAACCAATTTGGCGGGCGGTGCGCTTGGCTCTTTGCCATACCAAAGTGCGGCTGACACAACAGCTTTCTTGGCTGCGGGGACAAATGGTCAAGTCTTATCCTTAACAGGCGGCATCCCCGCATGGATAAATGCCTCATCGGGAACTGTCACATCGGTTAGCGGCACAGGCACAGTCTCAGGGATTTCCCTAAGTGGCACAGTAACCACCACAGGCAATCTGACATTGGGTGGCACATTGGATTTGTCTAGTCCACCGACAATTGGTAATACAACCCCAAACACGGGCGTATTCACAACCTTAACTGTGAATGACAACACTACTCTTGGCAGTAGCAACACCGACACAATCAATTTTGTCGGGCGCATAAATTCCGACTTTGATCCCGCAACTGATAACACTTACGATTTGGGCCGTGTTGGACATGAATGGCGAAATTTGTACATTGATGGAACAGCCAACATTGACAGCTTGATTGCTGATACGGCTGACATCAACGCTGGAACTATTGACAACACAACCATCGGTGCAACCACAGCATCAACGGGTAAATTTACCACAATAGATTTCAGCAGCACTTTGGCTGTGTCGGGTGCAACGGGTTCAGCGGGTCAAGTTCTGACTTCCAATGGCGCAAGCGCACCCACTTGGACAACTCCTGTGGCTTATGCGACTGTGACCGATGACACCACCACAAATGCGGTGCGTTATCCTCTATTTGCTGATCAAACCACAGGCAATCTTGCGACCACTTTAGTCAGTTCTACAAAGTACAACTACAACCCAAGTTCAGGATTGCTCACAGCAACGGGCTTTAGCGGCTCTGGGGCGAATTTAACTAGCCTCCCTGCGGGGCAACTATCGGGAACGATTCCAAATGGCGTATTGGGCAATTCAAGCCTTTACATTGGCACAACTTCCATTGCTCTGAATCGGTCAAGTAGCGCACAGTCTCTGACAGGCGTGAACATCGATGGTTCTGCGGGTTCTGCAACGACTGCGGGAACGGCAACAAATGCCAATAATGTGGCAATTACTGATGACACCACAACGGCATCAGATATGTATCTTTCTTGGGTAACTTCCACTACAGGAAATTTGCCAATCAAGGTATCATCCACTAAACTGAAATTTAATCCATCCACAGGCGTTTTAACTGCAACTGGTGGCGTTCTTGGAGGCACATTCTGATGTGGAAAATACTAGAAATTCAAGCCGATGGCGATCTGATTACAGGCGCTAGGTATTTCTGCGCTAAAAACGGGGTTGAAACAGAGGGATCGTGGAAGTTTGCCGAGCCTGTTCTGACTACTCCATTTGCTGATGTGACCGAGGAAATGGTTATTGGTTGGGTTACAAGAGACATTGGCGCACAAGTTGAGGCAAGGCTTGATGAGCAAGCGGCTTCAGTTACAAAGACTGTGGTTGCCCCTTGGTTGCCCCAAGTCTTTACACCGAGCATTTAAGGAAAGAATATGGCTGTTAATTTATCACCAGTTGGAGGCGTAGCAGCCCAATTTTTTGACAACGATGGCAATGTGCTGTCGGGTGGCAAGATTTACACCTATGCGGCTGGCACTTCTACCAACGCTACAACTTATACAACTTCCGCTGGAACTTTTGCTCACTCAAACCCGATTATTTTAGATTCAGCGGGTCGTGTGCCAAGCGGTGAGATTTGGTTAACTGATGGCATTACATACAAGTTTGTATTGAACAATTCAGTTGGCACATTGATTGGCACTTATGACAACATTGTTGGCATCAATTCCAATTTTGTAAACTTTACAAATGAACAAGAGATTCAAACTGCTACAGCGAATCAAACTGTTTTTACGCTAACAACAATGCAGTATCAGCCTGGCACTGGCAGCTTGTCAGTTTTTGTGGATGGCGTGAACCAATATGGCCCAGGCGCACAGTACGCTTACACCGAGACAAGTTCAACTGTTGTCACTTTTGTAAATGGCCTCCATGTTGGCGCATCTGTAAAATTTACAACTAGTGCAATCAATGCTTCTAGTTATGGAAACTCCTCTCAAATTTCCTACACCCCCGCTGGCACTGGCGCAGTCATTACAAATGTCCAAGCTAAATTGCGCCAATATGTTAGCGTTAAAGACTTTGGCGCTGTAGGCGATGGCACAACCGATGACACCGCTGCCATTCAAGCGGCAATGAATTTTGGTGGAAATATTTATTTCCCATTGGGAACATACATATTCAATAACGATATTTCATGGACTACAAATGTTTATATTGACATGGGTGGTTCAACTTTAAAAAGAGGTTCATCAGGAACAGGCCCAAGGCTTGAGCCAGGTGGCACATCGTTCAGTATTCAGAACGGCACGATTGACGGAAACAACAGCACTGTTGATTTTGGGCATTTGTTGAATTTAGAAAATTCAGCAATGGTGGCTTACATCAACAACATGACATTCAAAAACAATGTCGCTGGTTATACAGGCACAACTGCTACCGCAGGGATTGATTCCGATCACATCAACGCATATCAATTTAATTCTTTAACAGTTACAAATTGCACTTTCTTATTGGCATCAAGAAACGGCATTTCAGTTACTACTGCGGCAACTTATGTAAATATTTCAGGCAATCAATTTACAAATTGTTATTTGTTTGGTGTTGATGTTGAACCTGATGCGCCATCAAGTTTGATGTATAAAACCATCATTCTTGCTGAAAATAATTTTGTAAATTGTGGCCCTAGAAGTGCAACTAATTTTGTTTGGGATGGCGGTGGCCCATTTGCAGTTCATGCGCCAGCATCTCCAAATACGGGTATTGTTGAAAAACTTGCAATCATAAATAATGTAATTCGTAGTAATGAATTTTCAAATCCAATTTTGGGTAGGGTTGAGCCTTTTGTAAAAGTTGATAATTATCAAAGCCTACAGTTTTCAGACAATTTAATTGAAAACATGGATAGGACAATTATTGCAACTGAGGGTGCATCAGCACCAATTGTTAACACAATTATTTCAAACAACATTTGGACAAATGTGCAAGGCACTATGGAAAGTGCTTTGTATTGCTACTATTCCAAAAATTTGTTGTTATTGGGTAATAACTTAACAACAGTTACATACAGTGGTATCAATGTAAGCATCAACGACAATTCATTCAATAAAAATTCTATAACTTATGCAATTAAATGTACTGATGACACTCCTTATTCTGTTGTCATTTGTGGAAATACATTTAAAGATTACACAACTGTAATTGACACGACAAATCACGATGACTTTTACACCATTGTGGGCAATCAGTCTTATGGTCAAACAACTTTTGTTGGGGCAATTACAAACTCAACAATTGAAGGCAACTTTATTGGCGTAAACAATTACACAGTTGCTACTCTGCCTGCTGGCACAAGAGGTATGCGCTGGTATGTAACAAATGCAAACTCAACCACTTTTGGAAGTGTTGTTGCGGGTGGTGGTACTAATGTTGTACCTGTGTTTTATAACGGCAGTAATTGGATTATTGGGTAAAAAATGGCACAAACAGGCTACACCCCGATTCAACTGTATTACAGCAGTACGACTACCAATGCGCCATTGGCGGCAAATCTTGCTTATGGTGAATTGGCAATTAACATCACTGATGGCAAGCTGTTTTACAAAGACAATGCAAACGCCATTCAAGTAATTGGTTGGAAGGTTGTCCCTGCGACTGCGGGTGGTACGGGTCAGACTTCTTACGCTGTTGGTGATCTGCTTTATGCAGACACCACCACTTCTTTGGCTAAGTTGGCTGATGTGGCGACAGGCAACGCCTTAATCTCTGGTGGCGTAAGCACAGCGCCATCATGGGGCAAGATCGGCCTTACAACCCATGTTTCAGGCACACTGCCAACTGCAAATGGTGGAACAAATTTATCCACCTTTACAGCCAATCAAGTTTTTTATGCGTCATCATCAAGTGTTATGGCGCAATCTGCCAACTTGGTTTTTGATGGCACTAACTTGGGTGTTGGAACTACACCCTCTTATGGTTTTCAAGTATCTAAAAGTTCGTCAGGTGATTTTGCCGCACGAATTAGCAATACTAGTTCAGGCAATCCAAATGGTCTTTTGATTGATACACCAAACAAAGGTGCTGCTTCTCTTTTTGGCCTAAGAATTGAAAATAATGCTACAACAGCGTTTTCTGTTTTAACCAATGGTGAAATATCTGCGTTAGGAAACTATACACCAAGCACAGCCGCCAAAGGCATCAACTTCACCGCCAACACTCCCGCAGCGGGTATGACAAGCCAATTGCTCAATTGGTATGAAGAAGGTACTTGGACACCAAATCAAGGCGCTGGCCTTACTGTTGTTGGCGCATTTAGTTCTACTGGTCTTTACACTCGCATTGGCAGACAAGTAACTGTTACTGGTAGGGTCACGGGTGCAACATCTATCAACACTTCAGGATCAGGAATTGTTTGCACAAACTTACCTTTTACTGTTGGCACTAATTCAAATTCTGTTGGCGTTATGACAAACACGGCAACAAATAACACAAATGTGTATGTAAACCCAGGCACTGCAACAATGTATTCTTCAATGGCTTCTGGTGTTTCTGGTAGTCTTTACTTTACAGTGACTTATTCTGTCTAAGGAACAAAAATGGCATTGACTAAAGCAACTTATTTTATGGTGCAAACCGCACCAGCCAATGTGGTTGATTATGGTGCAAGTACATCTGCAACTGGTGTTGCAAATAGTGCGGCATTTAATGCGGCTAAAGCGGCTTCTGGCTCTTACACTGTTGCGGGACAAACTGTTTTCAAGCCTGTTTATATACCGCCAGGCACTTATGCAATTGATGGCACTGTAATTGGAAACTTTTTTACCGAAGGTATTGTCGGAATAACTGGCGGTGCGGTTCAATACATTGTTTCTAATGGCGTTGGCTCAAGTCAATCAAACACGATTTACGGCCCAGGCGCTATGCCTGGCGCTACGCCTACAGGCGGGGATGCTGGCCTCTACAATGCCGCTTTTGGCACAGAAGCACTTATTTCTAACACAACAGGCTATCGGAATACGGGCGTGGGATATGGCGCTTTAAGAAGCACAGTAGCCAATTATTCAAACACGGGAATCGGGTTTACGGCTGGTTATTCTTTATCAAATGTTGCCGCTGCTGGCAATACAGCAATTGGCGCAAGGGCGCTTTACGCATCCCAAGATGGTTATTTCAACACAGCCGTTGGAAGTGACTCATTGCAAGGAACTCTTGGGGGCTTTCAAAATACGGGATGTGGCAAGAATACTTTGTACGCCAACACAACTGGCGATAACAATTCCGCTTTTGGAATGAACGCACTTTATAGCGCTACTGACGCTGATAACAATACAGCCGTGGGTGCGTATTCACAATTTTATATTGGTAGTGGCTACACAAACACATCGTCAGGCTATCAATCGTTATACACAAACGCAAACGGGCATGACAATGCGGCTTTTGGTGCATTGTCTTTGTATAACGCAACAGGCAGTAACAATTCGGCTTTTGGTCGCAGTGCTGGCTTTGCTGTTACCACTGGTTCTGGCAATTTAATTCTTGGAGTTTTAACCGCCTCTGGTTCTAATGCCCCTGTTTTTAATGTAACAACTGAAGATAATCGTGTTGTTGTTGGATCGACTTCAACCACAAATGCTTATGTTCAAGTGGCATGGACTGTTGTTTCTGACGAAAGAGACAAGACCGACATTGAAGATGTTGCTTATGGCGTTGATTTTATTAGCAAACTGCGACCCGTTAAATTCAAGCGTGACAATCGTAGCCGCTATGAAGATCATGTTTCTGATGGCAGTAAAAAAGATGCCAAATTTACTTATGGCTTTACTGCTCAAAACATTATTCAAGCAGAAAAAGAATGTGGCGCTACAGATAGCACTTTGTTAATTGCTGACAATGAAAGCCCTGACAATTTAAAAATCATTGAAACAAGCATCATTCCCGCTTTGGTTAAAGCCATTCAAGAATTAAAAGCTGAATTTGATGCCTACAAAGCATCTCACCCATAAGGAATATTATGAAATTTGAATGGACAGTTAACAAAGTACAAGTAGCCGAGGAAAACTTAGTTGTAAAGGTTGACTTGACAGTTACAGGAACTGATGGTGATTTGTCAGCTTCTGCTGCTTATTCCCGTAATTTGATTCGTGGAAGTAGTTTTGTTGCGTATGAACAATTGACTGAACAACAAGTTTTAGATTGGTGTTTTGAGCCTGAAGTTATTACTTGGACAGACATTGACAATGTGGAACAATCTACTACCAAGCATTTAAAAGATGAAGGCGAAGCGCAAGTAACTGATCAAATTCAACGCCAGTTGGCTACAAAATCCACAGAACCCGCTTTGCCTTGGATAAGGACATAACATGACTCAGCCAATTGACATTATCACCAGAGCCATGAAAGACATTGGCGCAATTGCCGCTGGTGAAGTGCCAACGGCTGATGAGGCGCAAGATGGTCTGGATATGCTCAACGACATGATCGCTCAATGGTCGAATGAAAACATGATGGTTTTCTACCGATCAGAGATCATTTTCCAAACCACCCAAAACCAAGTTCAGTACACCATTGGCCCAAGCGGTCAGATGGGTGCTACCTTTACAGGCTCAATTGCGGGTAATGTTTTGACAGTTCCCGCTAATGGCGTGACTGCGGGTGGCATCAACATTGGCATGACTCTGAGTGGCACAGGCATAACGCCAGGCACTCGCATTGTGGCGTTCCAAACGGGCGCTGGTGGCAATGTGAATGAAGGTGGCACATACACTGTCAGCCCAAGTCAAACAACGGCAAGCACAACGATTACAGCCTACTATGAGCGCCCCCTGACGATTGAATCAGGCTTTGTTCGTGTGGCGACCATGCAAGGCGGCTCAAACATTGCGGGTGGTTATTTAGACTATCCCTTGACAGTGTTCAGCCTTGAAGAATATGAATCCATCGGCATCAAGCAATTGAACGGCCCTTGGGCTAAAGGCATTTACTACCAACCCTCAGAGTTGTTGGGAACAATTTATGTTTACCCCAACCCATCTCAGGGCGAGTTGCACTTGTTTACTCAGACAATCTTCAGGGAATTTAACAGCCTGAACGACACCATTCAACTGCCACAGGGTTACAACATGGCTTTGCGGTGGTGCTTGGCTGAAAGACTGTTGCCCATGTTTGGCAAGGTGAACCAAGTATCTATTGGCATCATCAACGCCTATGCTGCACAAGGCAAGGCTACGATCAAGCGCACCAATATGCGCCCTGTACAGATTGCACGATACCCTGACAGTCTCATGGTGGGTCGTGCCAAAGACGCTGGCTTCATCATGGATGGAGGCTTTAGATAATGGCAGACTTTGGCTTTGTCGGCACATCCTACACCGCCCCATCGATCTACCAAGACGATCAGGAGTGCATCAATTTTTTTGCTGAGATTGATGTAACCAAGCAGCCTGGTGAACGAGGGATTGTGGCGCTGTATCCAACGCCAGGTCTTACTCTGAGAACCCAATTACTTGCCGCCCAAGTGCGTGGGCTTTACACCATGTCGGGTGGGCAAATTCTGATTGCGGTGGCGGGTAACATTGTTTACCAAGTCAACCTTTCAATGGTGGCAACCCAGATCGGCACTTTGACCACTTCAACGGGTCAAGTCTCTATTTCTGACAACATCACCAATGCCAATGGTTTGATTGCCTACATTGTGGATGGCCCAAACCGCTACACATGGGTTGTGGCGACCAATACCTTTTCAACGCTGCCAAGCACCGATGGCCCGTGGCAAGGCGCTACTGTGGTGGATGTGATCGACAACTACAACATCTATAACGAGCCAAACTCACAGAATTGGGCTTGTACTGATCTAGGTTCAAGACTATCCACTCAGGCGCTTTATGGCACTTCTGATGGCTCATCAGACCTATTGGTGACGTTGATTGCAGACCGCAGACAAGTCTATTTGATGGGTGAGACCACCACCGAGGTTTGGACAGATGTGGGCAACGTGATCGCTGGCATCACGACTTTCCCATTCCAACGAGTGCCTGGCACGTTTAGCCAAACAGGATGTGGTGCTAAATACTCTGTCGCTAGGTTTGCCGACTCTTTTGTGATCGTGGCAAAAGACACAAGGGGTAACTCAACCATCGAAATGATGCAGGGTTATGCTTGGCAGAAGATTTCCACCCATGCTGTCGAGCAGTCTTTGCTCAATCAAGTGGTGTCGGATGCCGTGGCTTACACCTATCAGATCGAAGGTCACGAAATGTATGTGGTGACTTTCCCATCTGTGGGCGAATATGGTCTCACATGGGTTTATGACTTATCCACAAAGTCATGGCACAAATGGCTTTATTGGGACTCTGCCAACGCTATCTATAAGCGCCATCGTTCCAACTGCGGTGCTTACTTCAATAATATGTACATCGTAGGCGACTACGAGAACGGCAAACTCTACAGCTTAGAGAACGAGGTTTACACCGATGATGGTGCGACCATCAGGCGTTTGCGTAGAGCAAAGCACCTGACTACTGACTTACAAAGACAGTATTTTGAAGAATTCCAAATTCAATTTCAGCCAGGCGTTGGTCTCAACTTAGGTCAAGGCCAAGACCCTCAAGCGATGCTGAGATGGTCAAACGATGGTGGCTCTACATGGTCAAACGAACATTGGGTGACTATCGGTAAGATTGGTCAATACCTGAACCGAGCCATTTGGAGGCGTTTGGGATGGTCTAGGGACAGAATCTTTGAGGTGGTGCTGACTGACCCCATCAAGGCGGTCATTGTGTCTGCAAACCTTAAAGCAAGCGCAGGGGATAACTAATGGCTACGGCAATCCCAAATGCCAACATTAACATCCCCTATGCAGCGTTTTTGGATGAAAGCACAGGTCGCCCATCTCAAGCATGGTTGCAGTGGTTGATGAATCCAAATGTGATCACTTTTAACGCAGCCAACACAAGCATTACTGGCGGCACGATCAATAATGTCGTGATCAACAATTCCACCATTGGATTGACTACCCCCGCAGCGGGTAAATTCACCGATTTCACCGCCCTGAATGGGGTTAAGGGAGGCACATTTTGAACTTAGCCGATTTGCACAATCAATTAGAAGGCGAATTTCAATGTGATTTAGGCACTGTCCATCATTTTTCTGATGGCCTTTATGCCAAGGAAATGCACATTCCCAAGGGGTTTGCTGCTGGCACTCATGCCCATTCATTTAGCCACCTAAGTATGTTGGCAAAAGGGCGTGTCAAAGTGACTACAGATGATTACAATCGTGAATATATAGCCCCCGCTTGCATAGAGATCAAAGCGGGTATTCATCACATGATCGAGGCTCTTGAAGATGCTGTGTGGTTTTGTATCCATGCAACAGATGAAACAGACCCCGAAAAAGTTGATAAAGTTTTGATCGAAAGGAAATAATATGCCATTAGCATGGGCAATTGGAGGCAGCGCAGTTTTAGGATTTTTAGGTTCTAGAAAACAAGCCAAAGCCGCAGAAAGTGCTTCTGAACTTCAATACCAATCGACTCAAGACGCTGCCAAACAACAGCGTGAGATGTTTGACATCCTTAATGCACAGCAGAAGCCTTATCGTGAAGCTGGTTATGGGGCGTTAAATCAGATCAATACGATGTTGCCATCCTTTACTAAGGAATTTACATCTGCTGATCTGATTAAAAACTTAGACCCAAGTTATAAGTTCATGCTTGAGCAGGGTCTTGGCGCTACGGGCCAAACCATGAATGTTGGTGGCGGTGGCTCTAACGTAGATTTGGCAAAAATGAAATTTGCTCAAGAATATGCCAAGTCAGGCGCACAACAGGCTTTTACCAATTATCAAAACCAACAGTCAAACATTTATAACAGATTGGCAAGCCTTGCGGGTATCGGTCAAACGGCTCAGTCTCAAACCAACACTTTAGGCACAAACACTGCAAACGCATTGAGCCAGTTGGGTATTGGTGGCGCTTCTGCTTTGGGTGCGGGTCAAGTGGGTGCGGCAAACGCAATGGCTGGCGCTTATGGCGGCATCGGAAATGCTTTGACATTGGCTCAATTACTTACACCACAAGGCGGTGGTGGCATCACGGCTGGCGGTGCAACAACCATGAACCCTGCACTCAGCCCTTATTTCACACCTACACCCCCACCAATAGGTTGATTGGATAAAAAATGGCAGATTTAAGCGTTTCTCCAGTTGCAACACAGATCAAGCCTGTGCCAAGCATGAGCCTTGGGGACATGATAAATGTCGCCCGTGGCGCACAACAGTACCAACAAGCGGCTCAGATCAACCCGCTAGAACTTCAGCAAAAGCAACAAGCTGTTCGAACTGGTGAAATTGCTTTGGGTGTTGAAGAACAAAGAGATAAAGAGCGCACGAACTTTCAGACTTTAATGTCGAATCCTCAAGAAATTATGACTGATGGTCGGTTTGACCCTGCCAAATTTACTTCTCTGATTCCCAAGATCATGCCTTTGACGGGCGTTCCCGCCATCAATGATTTGACTAATTTGGCTAAATCTCAAACTGAAGCGTTTTCTGCCAAACGCAACATGGATCAAAACACACGACAAATTATTGCTTCCAAACTTGGATTGCTTGGTCGTGCGGGTGTAAAAGACCCTGCGCTTGTTGCTAGTGAACTGAACAACTTAATTGTTGAAAGCAATAACGATCCTGAAGTTAAAAGATTGGTTAATGAGGCTTATCTTCCAATCTTCTCAAAGATTCCATCAGAGGGTTTGCCTGACGCATTGATTAAATCAGGTCAAAGTTTGTGGTCGCCTAAAGAGCAACAAACCACACTTGCCCCCACCATTCAAACGACAGAAACTGGCAAAACTGTCACTACCCAACCCGCTATTGGCGCAGCCGCACCGACTGCTACGATTGGTGTTGCGGGTGGTTTGCAAGCGCCAGCACAACCCTCTGGTGGTGCTGTTGTCCCTGTTGGTGCGGGTACTGAAGTAGCGCCTGGTATGCGTGTGCCTTATCCTGTGCGAAGCGCCTCACAATCCTATATTCCAGAGCCAACCGAAATTGTTGATCAAACAGCGGGGCAAGCATACAGAACAAGAATGGTAAACGCACAAGGTGATTTGCCAACTGGTCGAAGAAACGTTGAAGAAGTAATTAAACAAGCCAACCTTTTAAATGAAAATCTTTATGAGTTTGAAAAAGGTGGTGGCTTGGCGGGTCAAGTTGGAAGAAAAATCCGCATGGCAATCAATAGCGCAGAATATGATGTTTTGGCTAAAGACCTTGCACGATTGGCTTTGTCTAATGCCTCCGCTATGGGTGGTTCTGGAAACAGCGTGGCGGGCTTAGATATGCAAGCCGTTGCTAACGGCACAATTAAAATGCCACCTGAAAAGTTGGTGGAAATTGCCCGTAGGGTTCAAGCTGATCAAACTAACCTTGATATGCAAGCGAATGGCGCACAAAAGTTTGCCTTGCGATTTGGCGACAACAACATGAAGGCTTATCAGCAAGCATGGAACGCTAACGCTGATACCAAGGTTTTTGAAGCAATGAACATTGTTCGTTTTGTAAAAGACCCTGCAAAACAAAAAGCCGAATTAAATCGTTTATTCCCTGACTCTAGCCAATACAAGGATTTTCTGACTAAATATCAGAACATTAAGAAACTGTCTGAAACTGGGAGTTTGTAATGGCTGATGTATTAGAACAATTTTTTGCTGGTGGTAAAACAGAAGCGCCACCCGCTAAACCATCTGCATCACCATCACAATCTAAACGTGAACTTGATTCAATGGCTATTTTGCAAGATGAATTAGCTAAAGCGCAAAAAAAAGCAAATTCAGGTGATCAACGTGCCGCTAGAGATGTTGAATCTTTGCTAAAAGAAATTGCTGCAAAAAACAAAACAATAAAAAAATCTGTATCAAGTGAAGCACAAGCCGCTGCACCCGTTAGTTCAGACCCATTAGAGGCGTTCTTTTCTGGTAAACAGCCTCAAGCGCCTCAAGCCGCCCCTGTTGCTGCTAACGCCCCTGCCGCCCCTACTGCACAGCCAAGCGCCCCAAGCGTTCAAGCACCGCCTCCTGATCAACAAAAACAAGGTGGTGTTCGTGGTGTTGTTAGCAGATTGTTTGGTCAAGTGCCTAGTGCTGGTGAAGTGTTTGGTCAAATTCAAGAAGGCAAACGGGCTTTAGGTGAGCGAGTTGCTGGCGCAGTTGATGTTTTATATTCTCCCGTTCCCGCCATCTATGGTGCGGGTGTTCAGGCTTTGGCAAGAACAGTCAACACACCTGAACAAGCAGAGCGTATTGGTCAACAAGCCGCAGCCACCATTGACAAGCCTTTGGGCAAAGCCTTTGGCATAACTGCTAAACCAACATACCAACAACCTTTAGGTGGTATTACAGAGCCTGTTGCCAAAGAAATAAACAGAATGTTCAATGTGTTGGGCATGACTCCAGAGCAGATTTCTGAGAAAACAGGAATTCCCGCACAAGACATTAGAAACATGGTGGTGATCGGTTCTGTTGCATTGCCACAAGCCGTAAGAGAAGCCGCCCCCGCTGTTACGCAAACAGCGAAAGCGGTAACTAAGCCTATTCGGGAAGCGGCTGCGGAGTTGCAAGTTCAGCGACCAGGTGGCACTGCCGCAGAAGCGCAAGCACAGTTTCAGGCGATGCAAGCCAAGCCTGGCAGTGTCGGTGCGGCTGCCGCCTCCAACAACCCTTATGCGGGTAAATTTACAGGCGAAGAACTTGGTGGAAGCGAGACTTTCCCCCAAATTAAATTAACCAAAATTACAAAAGATGTGCCTGTTGCAGAACAGCAGTTAAGGTCTCAGTTGTTCCAAGAGGTCTTGCCAGGCGTTAATCCAAGGCCAGGCGTGGTGACGGGCAACGACAATCTATTGCGTAATGAACACGCATTAGCAAACATGGCAGAGCCAACTCCACTTGGCTTAAAGATGAAAGAGCAAATTGCTAATGAGCAAATTGGCTTGTCAAAATATGCTGAAGATCGAGTAAACGCTACAGGCGCATCAAAGAGTTTGATCAATGATGAACAACGTGGCGAGCGCATCAATGATGTGTTTCATGGCAAATCACCCGAAGATATGTCAAACGCAAGTTTGATGGGTTATTTAAACCAAGCCAAACAAACAATCTACAACTCTGCCCGTGAAAAATTTGGCGATAACAGGATCAATACAACAAACATTGATAACTTTTTTAAAGACCCTGTAGAACTTTCAACAGCCAAAGCCGCTGGCACAAGTAATGTGGTTGAGGCGGCAAAAGAATTAGTAGAACTTGCCAAAACAGTTGGATTTAAATTGAAGGATGGCACAGTTGCGCCACCTGGCTCTGTTGCCGCATACGACTATGTTCGCAAACGAATGAACAGCCCTCAAGTTTGGAGCAGAGAAAAAGCGGGAACAATTAGCGACATCAACTCTGCGCTTGACAGAGACATTGCCGCTGTTGCTGACCCTGCACTTTATAAACTTGGTGACAGCATCCACAAGTTGGAAAAAGACTTGTTTAAGTCAAAAGGCATAGACAAAATCTTTGGTGAAGTTGACAAAAATGGCGTGGTTACTTCTGCTACTCCATTGGAGAAAATACCAACAAAATTGAACAATATGCCAAAAGATCAGTGGCGGCATATTCGTGACACTTTGAATGAATTGGCAAATGGTCGTGTGCGTAATGCCCCTGAAGGTATGCCACCAGTGCCACCTGAATTGATGCAGTCTGCGAAAGCCGCAGTAGCAGAGATTGATGGCGCTTTAGCCCGTGAGGTTTACAAAGCTGGCGCTAGTAATGTAGGCGAGTGGAGTTCAAAGAAAGCCAACAATGTGATGAACTCAGTTGTTGGTCAAAAGATTGTTGAAACATTCCCACCCGCAGAAGTTCAGAATTTTTATAAATTAAATGCTGTTGGTCAATATACGCCATCATTGAAATATGAGGGTGCGGCACTTCAGCAACGTAGGGTTGGATTGCTAGAGAAGGCTGCGCCTGGCCTTGGCGCTACCACTGGCGGTGCAATTGGTAGCTATTTAGGAGAAGGCCCAATGGGTGCGGCTGCTGGTGCGTATGTTGGTCGTGAAGTTGGTGCAAAATATCAAGCTGCAAAAGCCGCTAGAGCAGAAACCAAGGCTGTCAAGAAGATGGAAAAAGAACAAAAGAAAGCCGCTGAACTTGGCAAACAAACTGGTCAGAACAAATTAAAAGATTTGGGGAAATAATGTCTGATATTGATTTGGTCAAATATGGCGTTCTTTGGCAAAAGGTCGAATCTATGGAGGCCAAGATCGACAAGCTAGAAGCCAACATGGAAACCTTGATTGCTTTGGCTAACAAAGGTCGTGGTGGCTTTTGGATGGGCATGGCACTTGTTTCAGGCGTTTCTACTGTTATGGGGTACTTCAGTAGTCATTGGACAAAATGATCGATCCGATCACCGCTTTACAAGGACTACAGACTGCAATCAGCGTAGTCAAAAAGGCCAGTAAGGTTGCAAATGATCTGGCTGGTTTAGCGCCCTCTATCGCCAAGATGTTTGACGCTAAGAGCGTTGCAACTAGGGCGATGGTAGAAGCCAAACGATCTGGCAACAAATCAAACTTAGGTGCTGCGTTACAAATCGAAATGGCACTTGATGAGGCCAAGCGGTTTGAGCAAGAGTTAATGATGTTGTTTCAGGCAACTGGTCGTGCCGATGTCTGGGACAAGATTAAAAAACGCCAACAGCAGATGGACATTGAAGATGCCCACTTAGCCAGACAAGCCAAGGCAGAAGAAAAGAAGCGCAAAGAAGAAGAACAAGAGCAATTGGCATGGGCGTTTGGTGTCGTAATCATTGTGATGCTCTTAGGCGCAGTTGGTTGGGGCATTGCTGAGATACAAGACTTGTGTGCCAAAACAAGGTGTGGTCGGTGAATGAGTACCAAAAGCAATTTGATCTATTCCTTAAAGTCTTTGTCAGGCTGTGCGTGGCTTGGTGGGTGCTTGGATTTCTCAAGTTTTTGCCTGACGACTTGTCAGACAAGATCGTGAACAAATTACTTGGAATGATTGGTTTATGAGTGACGAGAAGCCATCAGACGTATTGAGCAAGGTGCTGTCCTATGTGGATAGCCCATTCAAGCTGTTTGCGCTGATACTGATGGCGGTGTTTGCGTTCGCTGGGTACTTTGTTTGGCAGAACCAGTCTTTTTTATTTGATGCTTACAAAGAGAACAAGAAACTCCCAACGATTGCAGAAGAAAGAGCAGAAGATGTTGCAGCGCATTTGTTTAAAAACACTGATGCAACAGTCATTTCCATATTTAAAGTAAACCCTTTATTTGGAACAAGAGTTCTGTTTCGTGCCTATACCCGTGAGGGCAGAGACAAAACGCATGATGGTTTAGATGTTGGTTTATTCACGCAGAGTTCAGCCAATAATCGTGATGTGATTGCACTGATGGCTAATGAGATTCCTTGCAGTGAATATGCGGTGGCTCAAAGTGAGATCGGCCTTTGGTACATTGAAAAGGGCGTTACTTTTGGATGCCGTGTGAGTGTGCCACCAGAGCAAGGTCGGTTTGTTGGGCAAATCACTGTTGGGTGGGACAAAGAACCCAAGGACTTAGACAAGGCAATTAGTATGTTGCAAATTGCAAGTAATATATTGAGTAAAAGCAAACAGTAAAGGATCACTATGCTGACACTACTTTCAACCCTAATCTCATTCCTGATGGGCGGCTTGCCTAAGATTTTGGAATTCTTCCAAGATCGATCAGATAAAAAGCATGAGTTAAACCTTGCCCAGATGCAGATCACCCGTGAGTTAGAACTACGAAAAGCGGGGTTTGAAGCACAGGAAAGAATTGAACACATCAAGTCTGAGCAACTGGCTACTGAAAGCGCAGCCAACACCACTCAAGTTTTGATTGGGGCGCAACAGGCTGAAATGCAAGCCCTCTATGCCCATGACACAAGTTTGAATGAGGGAACATCCACATGGATGAAAAACCTTAGAGCAAGTGTGCGCCCTGTCATTACTTACGGGTTCTTTTTCCTGTTGTTGTTTATTGATATTGGCCTATTTGCTTATGGCTGGAATCGTGGTGTGCCGTTCATTGAGTTGTCTGAAATGTTGTGGGACTCTGACACCCAAGCCTTGTTTGCCTCAATTATTGCTTTCCACTTTGGTGGTCGGGCTTTTGGCAAATGAACATCTCAGACAAGTGCTTGCACATGATTCGCCATCACGAGGGCGTGAGGCAGAATCCATATAAATGCCCTGCAAAACTGTGGACTGTAGGGGTTGGTCATGTGATGTTTCCAGAGCAAGGCAAACTCAAGATAGATCAGCGGGATGCCTTTGTGCCACCGCCAGAGGCCATGCGTAAACATTCAATGGAGGAAGTTGATGCAATACTTAGGGCAGACCTTACTAGGTTTGAGAAAGGCGTGGCTACTTATTGTCCTGTGCCTCTTACTCAAGGACAGTTTGACGCACTGGTATCTTTTTCTTTCAATGTAGGGCTTGGCACTCTCCAGAGGTCAACCCTGCGCCAAAAGGTACTTAGGGGTGACATGGAGGGCGCTGCCGAGGAACTTCTCAAGTACTGCATGGCTGGCGGCAAAGTTCTCAAAGGCTTACAAAAACGAAGAATTGACGAAAGAGCGTTATTTCTGAGTTAAGTTTTGGCGCAAATGTTTGCCTGTCAAACGCATGATCCAACAAGTTTGGCAAATCCATTTGTGTCCCATATCAACCCCTCCCTCTGGCGGCTTGGTCTCATCACATTTATTACAAGTTCGTAATCTATGAACAGGCTGATTGCCGCCTAATTCGATTGGGTACATTGCCACTCTCTTTCACTTCTGCCTGAATTTGATTTGACTGTCTTGCCTGTCAATTCAATCAAGCCCATTATTTTCATTTCGTTGAGCCGCCTGGCAACCTGATTGCTGTCCAAGTTGGTACAAGCTGAGATGCCATCCTTGCCTAGTGGCCCGTGTGTTTGGAGGCACTCCAAGATTGTCTGATGGTGTTGGGTGGCGGCTTCTTTGATGGAATCTGCAGCCTGAAACGATGTTAGGGGATCATTTGCCCTGACTCTTGGGAATTCGGGCATGGCGAAAATTCTCTTAAATGCGTCTTTATAGTCCATGATATTTCCTAAATAGTTGGGCTACTCGCTGCGTCTGTGCGTAATCAGAGGCTTTTGATCGCAACTGGCACAGCATCCGCTTTCACCCGTTAATCAAAA